GAAAAACGGAACATTCTAAAGAATTAATAACTATTATATTATATTTACAATTTTTAAATTTAGTACATTTTTTTGTCGGCTTATAGTAAATGTAAATGAAGCAAAAACTTGTAGGTTATTTGGTCGCCACTCAAATCGCACTTTGGGTTAGTTATTATTTATTCTTCAAACAAAAGAATGTCAATTTTAAATCCTTATGGGGGAATACACCAAAGAGTTTCAGATCCTGGCTCCTTTTTGCCGCGAGCGTTGCGTATGTGATGAACCTTCTGTTAATTATTAGCATGGCAAACTCAAACAATTTGACAGATAATGAAGAATCTATATTAATCGCATGTATTGTTTTCTACTACGTTGCGCAGTTGTTGTTTCTTCCATTGACTAAATTGGCAGTGGAAGGCAAGATACCCAAATTGGCTGTTGCGGCATTGCTCCTTATTTGTGTTATACCACTAGCAGTCATAGCGGGTATTGTTACAAAACATGTGACCAAGCAGGGAAGCAAGGCGGTGATGTTTAAACTAACCACCGCATATGCGCCTCTTTTGCATGTGCTTATCAATGATGCGGTATTGTTTGGATTCCTATTTTAAATTTTAAAATAAATTTTACAGAAAAATTATTAACTTAAGGAGATTATACATAATATCATAACTCGAGTTATGGCGTCCTTCGAAGATATGTCCAGTCTTTCTAATGAAGAAAAAATTAAATATATTGTTGAAAAATCTATTACCGAATTTAATACAGTTATGGACAACTGGTGTAATAATTATAAAAAAAATTTTAGCGGAGGAAAAATGCGTTCGGATAGGGGTGATAATATAGAAAAATTTGTAATATTTCTTGTAATGTTGTTTAAAACTGTATATGGTGTTAATGTAAGTGCCCTAAAGGGAGATAAAGATAAAAAAACTTTAGAAGTAGAAGTAAAAGGAAGAACAATTAAAAAAGATCATCAGGTTGATGTACACATTTACTTAAATGGTATATTTGTTGCTGTTATAGAATGTAAGGCATATTTAGATTGTTGTTATTATAAAAGGGCGTGTGATGACTTTCACCTATTCAAAAAATTTGGGTATAATATAAAAAAATATGTATTTTCATTAGAAGATTCTATTTCTGAAGAAACAAGAATGTTTATAGATCACTCGTATGATCATTCATGTGATGATGTGTTTTATATATTAGATGGAAAGAGAAACTCATCTAAACCTATTTATAAAGAAGAATATAAAAAGAACATTAACGAAGAAAAGTTAACCCGTTTTGTAAAATCACTTCAAGAATTACTTATTAATTAATTTAATATACCCTTTTTAGCAATATCATAGTATTTAGTTTCTAATTCAATTCCTATAAACTTTCGTTTAATATTTTTACAAGCAACACCTGTTGAACCAACTCCCATACAATTATCTAATACTAAATCATTTTCATTTGAATAACTCTTAATTAACCATTCAAGTAAATCAGTTGGTTTTTGAGTAGGATGATTTGGTCTTTCTACGCGATTAAACTTTAGAACAGTACTAGGCAATCTTTTACCGTCACTTTGTACAAAATTTTCTTTGTGTGTTCCGTAATTAGTTTGATTATCTACTGATTTTTGCGTATTCCATCTTGTATAAGGTACTGAATACCAATATTGAGGATTATATGTGGGCTGTTTTTTATAAAATATAACAATGTCTTCATTTGTTTTCATGGGTTTTCTTTTTGAATTTAAGAAATCTGAAAATTTATTTTTTTCCCATACTAAACAATATCTAAACATCTTTGGGTTTGATACAATCATTAGAGATGTAAATGGTTGTGAACCAAATAAAACTATAGCGCCATTATCCTTTATTATTCTATTATATTCAGACCATAATTTATCAAATGGAATTACTACATCCCAGGAATTTTTTGTCATACCATAAGGTAAATCACATAATATCATATCAATAGATTTTTCTTTAATCTTTTTCATTTCAATCAAACAATCGCCATTAATTAAATTATAATTTTCCTCATTAATCTCTAATCCAATATGTTCTTGACTTTTATCATTCTTTTTTTCATCTAATAAAGTATTATTTGTTACTGTATCATCTGATTTTTTTTCTTTTACATTATTTTCAATAACACATGGGGTTTTTCTATTTAAATGTTTTGTATAATTAGATTTATTAGAGAATTCCTTTCCACAGCGTTCGCATGTGTATTTAACCATATTAAATGTGTATTTATTATTTTTTTAAATGATTTAAAAATTAAATAAATACACATTTAATTACTAGTTTTATGGACATCATTAATGAATTAAAATCAATTCCCATGCATGAACAGCGTTCTGATGCGTGGTTTAAACAAAGAGAAAACAAATTGACATCAAGTGACGCAGGTACAGTTCTAGGCTTGAATCCTTATCAAAAACCAAAAGACGTACTTTTTAAGAAATGCGGTCATGATCCAAAGCCATTTGTTGGTAATATTGCTACTCGTCACGGTCAAAAGTATGAAGACGAGGCTATTGAAAAGTATTGTAAACTAACTGGTCAAAAGAGTTACGAATTTGGTCTTATTGCTCATGAGGATGTCCATAAATCCAATGAATATCCATGGCTTGCTGGTTCGCCAGACGGTATTTCTATTAGCGTAACAGACCCTAATGCAAAGCCTATTCTATTGGAAGTTAAGTGTCCTTATAAGCGAAAGATTATCCCAGGAAAGATTCCAGCGTATTATTATCCTCAAGTTCAGTTGAATATGTTCATTTGCGGACTAGAAGTTTCTGATTTTATTGAATATTGTCCTCCGAAAACCATGAGTATTGTAAGAACTTACATTAATCATAAGTGGCTTAAGAAGAATTTGCCTATTCTAGACAAGTTTTGGAAGGATGTAGTTCACTATCGCGAAGTTGGAATTAAATGTCATCCCGAATTTAAACACCCTAAGAGAGTTTTAGATCTTAGCACGGAAGACAATTCAGACATTTCAGACTTTAATAATAGCGAATGTCTTATTATCGATTAATTAATTTTAATTTCGTTTAAATAGTTTAAAAGAATAAAATATACAAAATGTAAATGGGAATTAGAGGATTGAATGCCCTTATCAAAAAATATTCTCCTGATTGTATGACACAAAATGACATTAGGAAATATTATGGTAAAACCGTTGCTATAGACACCAGTATACTTCTTTATAAGTTTAGATATGCATCTAAGGTAGAAAATTCTCACTTAGTTGGTATAGCTAACAGGGTAAAATTTTATGTAATGAATGGAATCCTTCCTGTATTTGTATTCGATGGTGTTCCTCCAGAAGCAAAAAACGTTACATTAGAAAAAAGACATGCTGCTAAAGAAAAGATATATACTAGATTGGAAGAATTAAAACAAAAAGTTCCAGATAATGAAATCGAAGAAAAAGAAATAAATACTGAAATTGAAAAACTTCAATCTCAGATTATAGTAGTAAAAAAATATCATATAGATCAATGTAAAGAATTTCTAGAAAAATCTGGAGTCCCTTATTGTACAGCACCAAGTGACGCAGAAAAGTATTGTGCGTTTCTTCAAAAAGCCCAGTTAGTAGACTATACAATAACAGATGACTCTGATGCTCTTACCTTTGGATGCTCTAGTGTTCTTAAGACCAGTATAAGTAAACAAATAACAGAGATAAATTTGGAAAAGCTACTATCAGATATAGATATGTCTATGGATAATTTTATAGACTATTGTATTCTATCAGGATGCGATTATACGGAATCTATTCCACACATAGGACCAATAACAGCATACAATTTAATTAAGAAACACAAATCCATAGAAAATGTAATAATCAATGAAAATAAAATATCTGAAAATTTTAATTATAGCGTTTGTAGAGATATATTCACTACATTCGATTATGATATACCAGAACCTTTCCATATGAAAAAAACTAATAAACAGGTTTTGATAGAATTTATGAATGTATATAAATTTAGGGACAATGTGATTTCTAAATTTGTAAAAATTTTAATTTAATTTTATTTTTGAATTAATTTTAATTTAATTTCTTTTGTATATATTAAAATAAATATGTCTGACGATCTTCTCGATCTATATTTTGGCGCCAAGCGCCGCCGCCGTTCGCGCCGTTCGCCTAAGCGTAAGCGTAGTCGCTCTCCCCTCCGCCGCCGTCGTACCCGTAGAATTTCCAAGGCTAAGACTTCGATTATAGTTGCTGGCCGCAAGCGTAAGCTTTACAAGGGTAAGACTGGTGCTCTATTCTACCGCTCCAAGGGCCGCAAGGTCTACATTAAGAAGCGCCGCACCCGCAGAAGCAGAAAGGGTCTCCGCCGCAGACGTACCAAGAGACGTCTAAAGATGACCAAGGCTGCCATTCGCGCGCGCCGTGCCTACCGCCGTCGCAATCGCAAGTCTGCCCGCCGTGGTCGCAAGAAGAAGCTAAAGATGACTAAGGCTGCTATCAAGGCCCGTGCCGCTTACCGCCGCCGCACTCGCTCGCGCTTCGGTCTCTGGTAAACATGTAGTGTAGTGTAAACATTTAGTGTAATTTAAATGTAATTAAATCATATTAATTCTTATTGTGAATTTAAATGATTTAGTTAAAATTATTAGTTGTATATTTTAAAAGACTGAGATGTCTTCAAATGTTATATTTTCAATTTTATGATATAATATTTTCTCTATTGACCTTATTGTAGTAGGTATATCTTTATCTTCTATAACGCGTAATATTTCAATTTTTTCTTCGTTTTTATTAAATTCAACAATACACTCATTTTTATAATTAGTAAGATTCTTTATATATTCAATTTGTTTCTTTCCTTCTGGAAAGTCTTCTTTTATTTTAGCAAATAAGGCCAATTTTTTAAAATTTGTAGTATATAAATCAATATCTTTATTATTTTCTTTTACTAGAAGATTAAATGTAATTCTATCAGTTGGTTTCCATTTAAAACAAGAATAATTTATACCAGTTGTTATGGGTAAATTATTTGGTATCATAAAAAGTTCTTCGTTTTTTTCAAGATCCGAGAATTCTAAAATATTTTCAGACCAATGAAGAACATCTATCTCAATGGTCGATTCTAATGTATTGTCTTTGAAATAATTAGCTTCACAAATTCTATCTAGATAAGATAATGTATTAACTTTATTTCCCGCAGACATAAATGAATCGCATAATGTAAGTCTTTTATCTGTAAATAAGATATCAAAAATGCTTCCATAGAAATATTCATATGAACAGTTTATATCTATCTTATAAACTGTGAAATCTTTAAGAATAATTACAGATGTATTTTCTGAGTAAGCATTTATAAAAGTAAATAATATACCTCTTTTACTATCTACTGTATTTTTTTTAGCAAATATGTATTTATAATCACTTAATTTTGTAAAATGAGATCTCTCTATATTAATGGATGTTTGAGCTGGGAAATAAAGATCTGTTCTTCCTGTCCAATTATTATTTAGTAAAAAAATAATTTGCTTTTTATAATCATCGTCTGTTATTTCAGTTAACATATATATTAAAGTATAATTATATTATAATTCACACTCTTTAAATATATTTAAAGATTCTTTATATTTTTAAATATTATGTCCTTTTCAAGCAGGGAAGAAACACTTATTAATTTTCTTTTAACATACTATAAAAATAAAATGTCACTTCTTCGTGATATAGTTAATCAAAATACCCCACTTAGTTTAAGATTATTAGATTGGCTCGTAACAAACTATTCAAAAAAATACAATATTATTTATCCCCTTTATAAGACAAATGGTGATACAATTTATTTTAATATTTATCTTGATTATAAGAATCAATTAAAGGCTTATTCAAAAAAATACTTCGATCCATTTTGTAGACAAAGAAGGATATTAATAGATGGTAATACATTAAAGTGGAAAGAACACTCTTCTGATTCTATTATAGAAGATAAATACATAATAACAACGGTTGGTCAACTTAATTTTTTTAAATGGGTAATAGAAAATAAAATATACGAATACGCAATAAATAATATCACTTTAATAGATTCTGATATGAATACAACACTGCTTAATAAAAGAAAAGATAAAAGAACTGTTTTATCTCCAAGTGCTGTAAAGGGGGTTTATACAAATAATTACAAGGTAACAATTAAATTTAAGGGGTAGTTTTTTAATATAATATAAAGTTTTAAAATATACTTAATTAATGTAATGGATAATCCTCTTACAACCTGGTTTTATACAACTGGTAAATTTGTAACGGATTCTGAAAAACAAGAAGTTACTCATTTTTTACTAGACGGAGGTAAATTAGACATTTCTAAAGATTATGAATTATTTCAAGAAATGTATTGTAAATACATTCACTGTAAAAATTGTATAGTAGAAAGAAAAACAAATGTATTTAAATTTTTTATAGATTTTGATTTTAATTCTACTGAAATTATAGATATATCGGAATTTGTTGAAGTTATACAGGACGTCATAGAGAACATATATGGGAATTCTTATTTATGTATAGTAACATGTGCTGATAAATACAAAGAAACTATTAAATCTGATATTAAATATATTAAACAGGGATATCATCTACATTGGCCAGATATTCTTGTTGATAAAAATACTGCTAAAAACATCCGTAAAAATATTATTGAGAGAATGAAAACAGAATTTGGTGAATTAGAATCATCCTGTGATAAATGGGAAAAAATTATAGATAAATGTGTTTATGATGCAAATGGTCTTCGATTAATAGGTTCGGATAAATGTTCTATATCAGATGGTATTAAATTTTACGAAAATAGAGTATACGAAGTTAAATCAGTATACGATGGAAAAAACTTTGAAAAAGAACTTACAAAAGAATACATTGGTAATAATTTATTGGCTATCAAACAAACAAGTGTAAGAACTGATTCAAGTTGTATTACAGCATATATAAATCTTCAATTTTATGAAGAAACAGAAGATTCTGAAGAAATATCTTCTGCGAAAGGATTTACTAGACTTAGCAAAGATTCTAAAGAATACATCTCTATTATTAAATTCTTTAAAAATTTTATGACGCTATATAGATCCGAAGATATTCGTATTATTCAAAAATCTAAAGATAACCCCGTCTATATCATAGCAACAAAATCAAAGTATTGTCAAAATAAGGGAGATTTTCACTCTCATAATAATATTTATTTTAAGTTAACTCCTTGGGGGTTTTGTCAAAAATGTCTATCTGAAAATGAAGGAGAGTTTGGCTGTTGTAGAGATTATCAAAGTGAACCTGTTCCTATTACACCAGGTCTTGAAAGTGCTCTGGGATGGACAAAACCTAAAAAAAAATCTGAAGAACTTCCTACATTTGAAAAATTTACATTAGAAAATATTTTATTTGATATGGAAAACAGAATAACTAATAAAACTCAATCAATCGGACCTCCAAAGTCTAAGAAAGAAAAATTTAAGGCTGATTTAGTAAAGAGGACTTAGAAACTATAACAGCCAAACATATCAATAATGCTATTACAAGTTGTCCTTTTATATTAACCTGGTTTACGGAATCCATTAAATATGGAAACATATCATTAAATATCTTATAGACGGTTGACGAATTTAGTATAATATAACTAACTATAATTACTAAAATTATTCTATGATTTTTTTTATCTTTAATGTCGTTTAGTATAATATTTACAGCGGTATCTCTTACCAAAGATCTATTATCTGTTTTTATTTGTTTAGAATTTGAAATATCATTTTTAATAGTTCTAACAGAAACCGGGGAGTTTTCTATCTTCGGTTTCTGTTGGTTAATTGATTCTGTTTTATTAGAATTCTCTTCAACTTTTTTATTATAATCTTCTTGATTGTTATTTGGTAAAGTTGTTTCTAAATCTTTAACATTACATTCAAATTCAGACATTTAAGATATATTATATTATACATTTAATAAAAAAACTAAATTTAAACGTTTTTATTAAAAAAAAAATATATCTAATTATATAAAAGATATGGGTATTAGCAATGTAGCCATCAAGACGTTTAATTCATCAGGTTCTCAATCTGTGTGTAGAGCCAATAAATTCAAAGAAGACACTTTGATAGAATCTGATTTTTTAACAAAATGCACAACAAGTTATATATCAGGGACCGGTCAGACAGTTATTCAGGGTAGCATAAAGGGTTTCCCAACTGGTTTACCTAGCCAATCGAGTAATCACGACATCTTTGATTTACCTGATGATGTTGATGCGATTAGCGATATTGTACTTACGGGTACAATAAATTTCGACATTCCAGAAAATCCATCTAATGAAATAACATCATATGTAAATAGCACATCTATTTACTTTTCTGATTATCTATTTTTAAGTATGATAGATAAAATAGAGATTAAATTAGGTGGATTAATTATAGATACTATTACATCAGATTCTATTTATTCAAGAAATATAACTGAACTTGATGGCGAGGTATGTAAATATTCTGGTTCCAAAAGAATGTGTGAAAGCCCCAATGTTTATACTAATAGAAGATTATCACGTACTGTGAGCAATAATCATCCAACTGGTGCTGCCTCAACCACGGAACTTCCTTTAGGAACTTCTAGTATAAAAAATAATAAAGTAGAATGGTCTATATCTATTCCATTTACTGGAAGGGGTAGCCAAATGTCTAATGCTTTCTTACAAGCTGGATCTACAACAAATACACTCTCTATGAAAGTTTACTATAATCATTTCGATCCATTAAGATTTCACTCTATCAGAAAAGAAATCTGCGACTCTGTACAGGCGTCCACGCAGTCACTGCTTACAACTGAAAATCGTGAGGGTTGTGGAATAGCAGCATGGCCTCTATTTGGATATCATCAGGCTACTTACGGAGTTAATCAGGAAGCCACTAATTGGAAATTCTCAACATCTGCAACTGTAACTACCCATATGATAACAGAGACTGAGAAAAACTTTATTAGAAACAATATAGTAAATAGAACTTTAAAAACATCGGAAACACTTGAGTTTCCAGAACCCCAAAAGCTTTTAAATTCATCCCCAGCAGGTTCAGTTGACGCAAACGGTGTCGCAGTAGTATCAAAAAAACCACCAGGAGATTTCACAGAAGTATTATTTGATATTAGTAACTTTGAATGTAATTGCAGTCATATTATACTATCTCTTAGAATACCTTCTTTTTTCAATAATAGTTTAACCAAACACCTCGACACCACCGGCATAGCGACTGCCTTGGATGCCTCCGCCGCGGCCAACAATCAGACTTTCTTAAATAACCACATTCAATACCGCCAGAATTGGCCTTCATGCCCAGGTATCCAGTTCGATCCTAGTAAGCTCGCAGCTGCACCTGGCGCCGATTATGGACCATGGCCACGTGCGCCTATGAGTCCTGGATACTGGAGTGGTGTAGAACATTTAGAATCTTATAGTCCACTAGTTCCCGATGATAATCGCGGAGATTTTAATTCTTCCGAAACGATAACTCATTACCCTCTTGCACCTTTCACTGTATGGGATATCCGCACAGGTTCTTCAGATTCTCAATTCCACTTTGGCTCACAGGCGGCGGTGCCCTTTGATGGACTTAAGGCTTCCCTCAAAAAACCTCATTATCCTGAGGTTCCTAAGGTAGGGTATGTACAAGATTGGTTACACTCTGTTGAACTTGTAATTGGCGGAGAAAGAACCGGATTTGTTCCTGGAACAGCTCTTCAAATTTCTCAATTAAGTGACTACGGTTTAAAAAATCATAATAATGAAGGAATATATGTTTTAAAACTTTCGGATTCCGCATTTAGTACATCTGGAATACCCCTTTCTAAATGTAATAGTGTAAAATTAAACATAAGAATAAATAATGACATATATAACACTGTTAAAAGAAGAGTTGGTACAGCCGGAGCAGATTTATTGACTAGTACTAATTATGATTTTACGGGTGATCTTCTAGATGGTAACTCTATAGCATCAGGGAGTCCAAAATTAGTTGCTACAGCTGTTGGAACCACGGTTCAGACTACAGTTGGTGGTTCTATATCACTCGCTGCATAGACTTATGTATTTATACGAATTAAATTGTAATATAATATATGTTATTAATAATATATATTATATGGCAACCGGGTCGTTTGCCGCTATAGCATCATATAACGGTACAGGTGCACAGGGATTGGCTGTTGTAGATAAAATAAAAGATGAAAATGAAAATGAAAATGAAGACGTTATGTCTGTATTTTGGAATAAAACTGATACAGATAAACAAATTCTATATGGATCAAATATTTTAGAGATACCTACATCAACATCTACAAAACAAGGTTCTTGGGGTGGTAGTCAAACGTTCTCTGTTAATAGAGATGTTGATTGTATAGGAGATCTTTACTTAGCATTAAATGTTGATTTCAATGTCCCCGATTCTCCTATTTTAGATGAAACGTATCCTAGAACTATTACAACATTATTACAAAAACCTTCTGATCCCAATCATGAATTTTTAAATAACACACAACCAGTTGGTTATGCACTTCGAGGGATAAAAGAAGGTGATATAGAACCTAAAAGTAGTATAATAGGTTATCAACAGGGTTTTAAAAGAGATGAATCAATTAGTTATGATTCTAATGGGATACCCTCTGCATATTCACAAAAAGGATATCCAAATAGAGGAGATGGAGATGATGAGCATTGGATGGAACTCCCCGCTCAGAGAAAAACATTAAAAGGATTAAGAACTTATTATAATAGTAATCCGTTAACGGGAGAAGAACCCAATGAATTAGTTAATACAGGTATACTATCTAAGTCTGATTCTGTTCATATGACAACAGTTGAAAGTCAGGTAAATCAACCCCATGATAATTCAGGTAATGTCCTAGAAGGATTTAATAACTGGATAAATACATCACTAATAAAAACCGCAAATGATAATCATTTGAGTGCTAAAGTAACAAACGGTCCACCCCCGGGTAGATTTCCTGGGGTATTAACCGAAGAAGACGCAAATGAAATAAAACACACTGGCGACGAATTTTTAGCATTAGATGAAAACGGAGAATTTGAGATATATAAATCCAAAGGGGTTGTAGCAAGTGATCTATTTAAATCATATCTTAATAAAAACGACATTGATAATTTAGTTAGCTACTATAACGATGATACAACACGCAGTTATCCTCTTGAGTCAATAAATGATACATCTGGATTACAAGATGGAGAGGTTAAAAGTATAACAAAAAACAGTTTTTCTATAAATGATCAGCCAGCCGGTCATACAGATTTTAATGGAGAGTGTGTTGCTATAAGCGAAGATGGTAATACAATGGCGGTTGGACAGGGATTTACAATATCTAGAGATGGACTAGTAACAGCAGGTGTTAAAGATGTTGCTCATAACTCTCCGTGGAATACAGAACCATCCTCTAATAGTCCATATGGAACGTGGTCTCAGGATAATAGAGTAGAAGGTATAACAATTGGGCATTATATGAAAAGACCTGATGATTTAAGCATTGATGATACTATAAGACATATTGGAAAAGTTAGAGTATATAAAAAGAAAAAAGGAATTTGGGTATTATCAGGCATATTACATCCTCCAAAGTCTACATTTATACCACCAAAGAGACCGGGTATAAGTGATATAATTGTACCGGGTCCTCAGAATGGGTTTGCTAATGGTAATACTATTTTTACAGATCCGTCTGCTAATGGAATGAGTTTAAAATGGACAGCGAAAAATCAACATAGTAGTGTAGTAAACCCAGATTTGACTGCTAATACACCCACAGATCTTAATGTAGAGTCTACTAATTTTGCAGGTTTTACACAAGGTGGGCTTCATGGTTTTACAAATAATAAATACATTAGTATAAACGCAGATGGTACTCGTATAGTAGTAGCCGAGTCTAATAAAAATTCAGGGGCTCCATATAATGGCTGGAGTGGGACATTTGATTATACAGAAACTGATGGATGGAAATTTATTAATGAAGGTTATGTAGGTAGATATAGTAGAGCTGATATGGATTACAAAGGGATTCCCGGTGCTTGGGATGTATCATTGTCGGGTGATGGAAATTCCTTAGCATCTTTAGATTTAAGAGCTTTAGCAGGAAATACAGTAAATAACAGTCACGCTTGTGCGCCTATTGAACTTATAGATTATAAAAAATGGAGACTTGGAGGAACTCAAGATCTCGATAAGTTTCTTCCAGGAGATTATGATCGTATAGATGAATACAGGCACACTACATCTAATGGAAATGTCTATTTTCGGGGAGATACCCCAACACAAGACAATCCTGAAACTGCTCATAATTGGAAATGGGCATGGTTTATTACCGAGTATGGTAGAAGAAATCGTTGGGATAGTAACTATGATATAAATCGTGACGGTGGTGTAAAAACACATAGTCTTTCTAAATCTTGGGCTAGGGCATCTTTAGAAAGAATCTTAGACTCTAAAACAGTTCCCTTTTCTGATTTTATTAAAATGAGGCCCAGAATTGGTCACAGGATTTTACAGTCTCCCGAAGAAACATCATTGTCGGAATTTATGTTGGCAACTATGGCTACTGGCGCCGATCTTTCTGGTGGATATCATCCTCTACCATACGGCACGAATTTCCCGCGTGACATAAAAGCTTCTAATTCTGGTTATATGAATTCTATTAGTTTTAAAAATAATGGTATTAAACCTAGTAATCCTTATGAGCCTAGTCTTTCAAATAGTGAAGATTTTGACACATCAAGAAATTCTATAAACACTGAAAATCAAACAAATCCATCTGGTATAACTTTTGCAGAAGCAACTATACCTTTCAATCATTATGCATATTTTAAAGAAGCAAAATTTCCAGGTGGGAGTTCAGATTCGTATAAACCACACCCATGTAATGTCTGGATTAGATACTGGGATCCTACCAATCATGGTCCCAATCAGGATAATATTGGGGGGATAGGATATAATGAGTCAGATAGAATAAATGGGTGGATAAATCACAAGGTGGATTATGTAAAAGATTCGGGACTGTTTGGAAGAGGAGATAAAGATATATGGCATCAATACATATATAGAAAAATGTTAAATTTTCATGATGCTCTTAAAGCGCATTATCTTGAATTTATTTCAAAAGGCGGAACTGTAGGCTATACTGGACCTATTCATGGAAGCGATTCGAAACCTATTGGTGATGGTTATGGCTTACCTGGAAATGAATCCGGACCTGATATTTTTGATGATTCAATAATACCTCTTTATTCCGATGAAGGTCAAGGTAGTGTGAACGCTCCGGGTCACGGATACTGGCATAAGAGCAATGGACGTCCAGAAAGGGGTTATTATGGAACAACAAGTGGTTGGCCAACAAAGACTGATGTACATGCAATGCCTGTTAATCCAGATTATGTATTTAATAGAATGAGTATTTATGAGCAGGGGATATGGGATCCAAATGACGGAGGACATTTTATGCTTCAAAACTTAGACTTCAAATTACCTGAAATAATAAATTTATACATTAGAAATACATACATAGCGGGAGAACCAGAAAGATGGGCTGCAAAATGTGTTAAAATGAGTTCAGATGGTAATAGAATAGTTTATATAACAGATGCTCCAACCCCGGTTGATAGAAGAAGTTTACCTTTAGAAACTTATAGTACAGCTCAGGGTGCTATAGGTAGGAATAATAGCCTAGGACAAAACATAACAGGTAATCCAAATTGGCCAACTCCTGCAAACTGTGAAGTAAGAGTTATAGAAAAAAATTCAGAAGGAAACTGGGTATACATGAATCATTCGTCTGGGGATATGTATTCTGGACTTACTGTCCCGACCGGTCATGAGGCTATTGATATGACAATGAGTTCAGATGGTAATACTGTTGCTGTATACTCAAAAAGACCCAATTTATACCCAAGGTGGGCATGGGAAGAGGTTCGTAGAATAGAAAATGGAAAATCTTGGGAACTTGATGTAGAGTCTTATGACACTACTATAGTTTACAATCAGTCGGGTTCTGATATTAGCAGCATTAATAGTTTAGATGAATTTGGTTTCAGTATTGCGATAAGCGGAGATGGAAAGAGGGTTGTTATTGGCGCTCCTAATGATTCAACTGTAAACTCAGAGCAAGGTAAAGTATATGTTTATGAGATTAATTCTTCTGGTTCATGGATACAACTCGGTAATCACATAGACGGTGATGGCGGAGACAGTCGAGTTGGTAC